AGCCCAGCACACTGTCCGCGGCCTCGACCCCGATGGCGAAATCTTCCGTGCCGTCGAACCAGGGATAGGTCGTCAGGTCGACCGTGCCGCCGTCATGGGTCGGAAAGGCACGGGGGTCTGTCGCGCGGGCGGCCGCCGCGATGCGCGACCGACCTCTGGACGGATCGGTTTCCTGCTGCGTGGCGGGGGTTTCCCAATGGGACTTGGGCGATGTGCGGATCAGCGCACCGTTCGGGACCGAGACATTCCCGTGATTGGCGACCGTCACCCGGCCAGTGCCGCCGACAAAGACATGGCGCTGGTAGACAAAGGGATGGTCGTCGCAGACCGACAGGTCCTTGATCAGCGTGGCACCGAAGACCGGGCGCGAGCAGACGGCTCGGAGGGTGTCAGTCGCGGCCAGCGCAATGTCCCAGGGCACATTGGCGGGCCAGCCATGCAGGGGGCTGTCGCCTTCGCTGAGCGCGAAAGGCGCACAGAAGAAATCGCCGCCCAGACCGGCCATCAGCGGGGCGGCGTCGTCCGGCATGGCCTCTCCCGTGCCGACCCAGGGGGCGCGGTGCAGCGGCGCGATCTTGCGGCCCGCGTCACTGATGGCGAACCGGTCGAGCCGGCCCAGATCGGCGGCGAACTCTGCCTCGATGCCCTTTGCAGAAATCCGGATCATCCGCGCGCCCGCCTTGACCCGGACCCCGCCGGCCAGAGGACGGATGTCGGCTGGTAGCGATCAGGCGACAAGGTCCACACCGGTGATGATGTTCTCGACATCCTGGATCGACGATGTCTTGGGGCTGAGATCGTCCGCCGCCACCTTGCCCTGATGCATCACGACCATTCGGTCCACGACCTGGAAGACGTGGTGGATGTTGTGGGCGATGAAGATCAGCGAGTGGCCGGTGTCGCGCGCACGGCGCATGAAGCGCAAAGAGAGTATCGGTATACTGTTTATCGACTACATCGGATTGATAGGCCACGAGAGGCCAGGTGTTGCGCGGCATGAGCAGATAAGCGAGATCTCGCGCCGTATCAAAGGCCTATCTCGTGAACTACAAGTGCCGGTTGTGGTGCTCGCTCAGATTAACCGAGAAGGGCATAACGCGGTGCCGAATATTGCACAGCTGCGCGACTCGGGCAGTATTGAGCAAGACGCCGATATTATCGCGATGCTACACCGTATCGAGAAAGGGCCAGAGATTGACAAGATTGATATGCTTGTCGAGAAGCACCGTAACGGCGCGTGTGGCGTGGTGCCGCTCGCATTCAACAAGAAGGTTATGCGATTCTACGCAAGGGAGCAGGACTAATGTACACTGAAACAGCAATCACGGTGCACGCATTCAAGCAACGCATAAGCGAGATACACCGGCAGTCAGTAGGGCGTAACTTCACAGACGCTGAGTTAAACGAGCTTCACGCGCTTGTTGTGGCTATCACTAAGATTGAGTCGAGGCAAAGCGGTGTATAGCGTACCTATTGAGGCTACACAGCTCACACCGGCGCAATTTGAGGTATGGTGTGAGATTGCAGGTAAGTACCAGTATGACGCGGGTTACTCGTAGGATGCAGCGGACGCTATAGCGCTTGAGGATGTGCACTTGCAAAGCTCATATATCGGTGGTACTATATAGGCATGACAGGTAGACCTCCGATGTATGACAGCCCTGAAAAGCTCCAAGCAGCGGTAGACGAGTACTTTGCTCAGTTTGACGACCCAGACTGTGAGCAGAAGCCGACTATCTC